GCTAAAGCGGGCGGAAAGGAAGGACGAGAAGCTCAGATAGCTCTTAACTTCAATTACAGTAAAGGAAAAGGCAGTGGACCCAAGACTAAAGGAAGTAAGGGACGCCGCTGAGGCAGACCTAGAGACGTTCATTCGTCTCGTAGCTCCTTATCAAGTTCTTGGGGCAATTCATCAGGAATGGTGCCGCTGGGCTACTAGTCAAGCGACTAATAACCATCAACTAACGCTCCTACCACGAGACCACGGTAAGTCTCGTCTGATTGCCTTTAAAGTTGCGTGGAGGATTACTCGTCAGCCGGAAGTACGTGTTCTGTATATTTCGGCGACGAGTAATCTGGCTCAGAAACAATTACACTTCATTAAACAAATTCTAACCAGTCCTATTTATCGTAGATACTGGCCAGAGATGGTTCTTCCTAATGAGAATGATAGAGAACTGTGGACTAAAAGTGAGATTGCTGTGGATCACCCTAAGCGCAAAGCTGAGGCCATTCGTGATCCTACTGTCTTCACTGGTGGTCTTACCACTGGGCTTACTGGCCTTCACTGTGACGTTGCTGTTCTTGATGATGTGGTTGTTCCAGAAAATGCCTACACAGAAGAAGGTAGAGAAACAGTAAATCGTCAGTATTCGTTGCTTTCATCTATTGAAGGCTCGGATATGGAAGAATGGGTTGTAGGTACTCGGTATCACCCGAAAGACCTGTATGCTCAAATGCTGGATATGCAAAGTGAAGTATATGATGACAGTGGTGGAGTTCTAGACTTCGAACCAGTTTATTCTATCTTTGAACGAAAAGTTGAAGATGTTGGAGATGGAACTGGTGTATTCCTTTGGCCACGCCAACAAAGACAAGATGGTAAGTGGTTTGGTTTTGATGCTAAAATCTTGGCCAAGAAAAGAGCTAAGTACTTAGATAGAACCCAATTTAGGGCACAGTACTACAACGACCCGAACTCTGGCGATGGTATTGGAATATCTCGTGATAAGTTTCAATATTATTCTCCAAAACATCTAACTTACTCAAATGGAAATTGGTTCGTCAGTGGACACAAACTCAATCTTTATGCTAGCGTGGACTTTGCTACTAGCACGGGGAATCGCTCCGATTACACGGCCATTATTGTTATCGGCATTGACAGAGATAGAAACATCTACGTCCTAGACGTGGATAGGTTCAAAACGGATAAAATCAGCGATTACTACAAACATATCTTGGCTTTACACACAAAATGGGGATTCCGCAAGTTGGGAGCAGAGGTCACGGCCTTCCAGAAGGCTATCGTTAATGACCTCAAAGACAGTTACTTTCGACCTAACGGTCTATATATCTCAGTTGAAGAACTAAAGCATACTAAGCAGCAGGGTTCCAAGGAAGAACGTATTGGTGCGATACTAGAACCTCGTTATGATAACATGGCAATGTGGCACTATAAGGGTGGTCTTTGTCAAACTCTTGAGGATGAATTAGTTCAACAGCATCCTCCACATGATGACTGTAAGGATGCTCTCGCTGCCGCAGTTAGTATTGCTATTCCGCCTATGGGTATTGTAGGCCGCGACAGGACGACCTCGCGTGATAATGTGTTGTACCATCCGAAGTTCGGAGGAATTTCATTCTAATGGAACAGCTTGAGTTGCCGCTGCCAGAAGTAGAAGATAACAATATCTACTTTGAAGACCTCACTTTGACTGCCGACTCTGTATTGGCAGAGAACATGGGACACTATCGACAAGTATTTGTTATTGGTGTTGCAGATAACGGCTTTAAATATAGCGCTAGCAATGGTGATGCAATGTTTTGGTCTTATGCACTAGACCGTGCTCGCCAGTTTCTTATGAACAATATGGGTTAATTGATTTGGCACAAGCATTAGAACTTCGTGATGTACTGAGTGATCCACATAAGTTGGCCTCTCAGATTGCAAACAAGTATCAGGAGTGGCAAGGCTACCGAAATAAATGGCTTGACACTGTTAAAGAAATTCGAGAGTACGTTTTCGCCACTAGTACGAGAACGACCACTAATGCCTCACTTCCTTGGAAGAATAGCGTTCACATTCCGAAGCTCTGTCAAATTCGTGATAATCTTCACGCCAACTACATGGCAGCCCTGTTCCCGCAGGAATACGCTATTGTGTGGGAGGGCGATGATGAGGATTCTCAATCTAAAGCTAAGCGTGAAATGATTGAGAATTACATGCAGAATAAAATGAGGCAGTCCAAGTTTCGTACTACTGTCTCAGACCTTCTGTATGACTTTATTGATTTTGGCAATGTATTTGCCATGCCAGTATTCATTGCAGACTATAAGACTGATGCCTCGACGGGAGAAAAATATCCTACATATATTGGCCCTAGTCTCCAAAGGATTTCTCCCTTTGACTTGGTGTTTGATCCTACTGCCGCCTCTTTTGAAAAGAGTCCGAAGATTATCAGGACAGTCAAGAATATTGGTACGTTCCTTTCTGAAATTGAAGAAAGACCCGAACTCGCATACCTGAAAGAAGGCATCGAGAAAATGATTGAAGAAAGAGTTAAGATAGCTCAGTATGCCGAAGGAGACTTTAGCAAGAACGATGCTTTCTCCATTGATGGTTTCACTAGTTGGTTTAGCTACTTCTCTAGTTCCTATGTAGAAGTTTTAGATTTTTATGGTGACTTGTATGATCCTGAGACTGGTGAACTATTCCGTGACCACTTGATTACTGTTGTGGATCGCCGAACAATTGTAAGGAATAAGAATGATGACAGTTGGTTGGGAGTTCCTCCGATCCGCCATTGTGGTTGGCGGCAGCGTCCAGATAACCTATATGCTATGGGTCCTTTGGAAAATCTGGTTGGAATGCAATATAGGATCGACCACCTTGAGAACGCTAAGTCTGATGCTTACGATCTAATTATCCATCCTGTAATTAAGATCAAAGGTTTCTGTGAACCATTCGAGTATGGTCCCGGCGCTGAAATTATAGTTGGTGATGAAGGTGATGCTGCATTCATGGCTCCTGATGTTACCATGCTGTCTGCGGACACACAGGTAGCTCAGATCGAAGCCAAGATGGAAGAAATGGCCGGTGCTCCTAAACAGGCTATGGGTTTCCGAACCCCCGGCGAAAAGACTGCGTATGAAGTTCAGATACTAGAAAATGGGGCTAATCGCATCTTCCTAAATAAAACCTCTTACTTCGAGGAAGTATTTCTTGAGCCTCTTCTTAATGATATGCTTGAGCTTTCCAGACGAAATCTCAACGAAAACGACGTTATACGAGTCCTCGACGATGCCAGCGGTGCTGTGCTATTCCAGACAATATCCAAAGAGGATTTATCGGCTAATGGAAAAATCAGACCTGTCGGCGCACGACATTTTGCACAATACGCTACACTCGTCCAAAATCTCACTCAGCTTTACAATTCCGCTATAGGTCAAGACCCGGCAGTTCAGGTTCACCTTTCAGGCAAAAAGATAGCAGAAATTATGGAGCGTCTGCTCGGTTGGGAACGTATGGGTATTTACGGAGATAATATTCGACTCCTTGAAATGGCTGAAACACAACGGGTTAAGGAGTCTATTCAGCAGATGCTCGGTGCTGAAAATCAGGCGGCAGGAACTACACCGCAGGGTCCTGCCGATCAGCAAATGGGCATGCCTTCACCAACAGGCTCGGCACCCCCTACAAATGACGCATCGCAAATGGTTACAGATAAGTTCTACGCAAGGCAAGATTTGCCGGGTAAAGGAGATTCAGCATCAAGTACGACTCCCACTGGACAGCAGGGTTAACTAACCCGGAGAAGATGATTTTAACTGGTTTGTTAGATAATAACAATAAAGTACTTGACAGACTCGTTGAAATATGTTATAATATGGTAAAGAGTTCAGAAGTAGGCGACACCGACTTCGAAAACCCTAACTGGGCGATGAAACAAGCTCACTGGTTAGGGTACCGCAAAGCAATGCGACAAATTGCCATGCTTTGTACCCCTCAGGATGACAAATCCAAACCCTAACATAAGGAGCCTGTGACAAACATGGCCGATGATATTTTTGATAGTGGTGTGACCCCACCTAACACTAATGAATACCTAGAACAGTTCGTAGGCGATGGTAAGAAGTTTAAGAGTGTTGAAGAACTAGCTAAGGCTTATGCCAACGCTGACAATCACATTGGTGAACTTCGAACTGACCTACAAAGCACACGCGAGTTCATTGCTGAAGAACTAAAGAAGCTCGCAGAACAGCGAAATCAAGAACCACCTAAGCCTGTTACTGAGACAGGGAGCACTCCGAAACCTGCTCCTGTGGCTCCTGCTGGTGAAACGGTTGAGAACCTTGATGAGCGAATTGCGAAGGCGCTTGAGGAACGTGATACTCTAAAGCGACTTCAGGGAAATGCCTCTCTCGTACAGGACGTTCTAGTTGAACGACTTGGCGGTGTAGAGAAAGCAGCAGAAGCAGTAATTAAGAAGGCTTCTGAGTTGGGACTATCTCCGAGTGACATGAAGGAACTCGCAGCTAAGTCTCCTAAGGCTTTCCTTACTACGATGGGCATTGATGCTGAAGTTAAGCCAGCGAGCCATGCAACTCCTGCTCCGCGCTCTGACGTAAATATGAATGTAGTCAACTCTGCTACCAAGCCGAACACGTATTCATATTTCGAACAGATTCGTAAATCTGATCCTAAACTCTATTGGTCCCCAAAGACGCAGAATGCAATGCACAAAGCGGCTCAGGACATGGGTGAGGATTTCTTTAACTAATTCACTAGGAGTATAACTAATGGCAGGTGTTAATACTGGCGTTACTCCGCTTCTGATTCGGTCTAATGTCTGGTCTAACCAGATTAAGGACGTACTACTTGATGAGCTTAATGCTCAGACGTACGTTGACTGGATTCCGATGCCGGATACTGGCGCTACACTCAATATCCCGTCGATTGGTGATCTTGATGTGAACGATTATTCTGAAGATGCTCCGGTCCAGTACACTGCACTGGCTTCGGGTAACTTCACGTTCACCATCACTGAATACCTTTCTTCGGCTACTTACATTACCGTTAAGGAACGTCAGGACAGCATGTACGCGGCTCGCGTGGAAGCTTCTTTTGTTCCGAAGCAGCTACGTGCAATTCAGGTTCGCCTTGAGGGTGACATTCTGAACTGTGGCCAGCCGGGTACGGCTAATGGTCAGACTGCTAACGCGCTGAACCCCATCAACGGTGCAAACCACCGGTGGGTCGGTAGTGATACGGCTAACTCGAACAAGACGCTTGGTTTCAAGGATTTTGCTCAGGCTCTCTTCGCTCTTAAGAAAGCGAATGTGCCTCAGCGCAACCTCTGCGCCATTGTTGATCCTTCGGTCGAGTACCACTTCAACACGCTATCGGATACTCTGTCCGTTGCTTACAACCCCATGTGGGAAGGCATCATCAGTGATTCGATTGCAACGGGTATGCGCTTCTCGCGTAACATCTATGGCTTCGACGTTTACGTCTCCAACTATCTGCCGGTGATTGCGGCTGGTGAGACTATTAACTCGGTGGCTTCGGGTACTAACGCAGTTGCTAACTTGTTCTTCTCGTGTGACCAGTCTGTTGTTCCGTTTGTCGGCGCGTTTGCTCAGCATCCGAAGGTTGACAGCGAATTCAACAAGGACTTCCAGCGTGAAGAGTACGTTACCACGGCTCGTTACGGTTTGAAGCTTTTCCGCCCTGAGAACTTCATCACGGTTCTTTCCTCGACCAACGTTATCGCCTAAGGAGTCTAACTAAATGGCAGAACAAATTTGGCATAACTCTGATGGTCTTCCGGTTCGCTTCGGTCTATCGCAGGGTCGGCGCAAGAACACTGTCACCGGTGGTGGCAAGCTCGGCGCTGTTAATACTCTCGGTGAGCGGAAGCAGGTTGAGCTTAACGTTGAACTGACGGGTGCTGCGCGTACGCTGTTCACTGCGGATCGCAACAATGATGGTACTATGGATGGTTTTGAGAAGGGTCTCGACTCTTACATTCCCTCCGGTGCTGTGATTACTTCGATTGAGGTAATGACGATTGTTGCTCCTGCTGGTGGTACAAGCTACTCGCTTGGTACATATCAGGTTGACGGTACAGTGATTTCGGCAACTGCGCTTATTAGTGCTGGTACAGTGGCTTCCGTGCCGCTTGCTGCGCTGGCTCAGGATTCGTTTATCACGGCTTCTACTATCGGCACTTATACTGCTGGTAAACTGAAGTTCATCATCAGTTACATTGATCCGGCTATCGCTCTGAAGCCGTAATGGATATGGTAGGCGGTCTTCTAAATGGAGGCCGCTTGCCTTCTTTACGGAGGGCCAGTATGATTAAACATGTTGCTGACGCTTCCGGGCCAGCAGTAATTATTGCTTGGATTGTTGATAAATTCATCCCAGTAGCTTCTCCAATTGTTCTTTTTACAGTTGGTCTTGCTGGTCTTGCTTGGTACGGAATTCGATTTTACGAATACTTTAAGAACGGTCGCTTGGGCGACTAATAGTGGTCCGGGTGGTCTCTGTACTGCCCGGACTTCTTAATGAGGATTACCAATGGAAAAGATGACCCTTCTTGAAATGACTCAAAATATCTTGTCGGCAATGAACTCCGATGAGGTGAATAGTATTGCAGATACCGTTGAGTCGGCTCAAGTTGCGGAGGAAATTCGGACTACTTTTGATGAACTGTACACTAATCACGATTTGGGAGTGTTCGAGGGTCTAGTTAATCTTGACAGCCCTTCTGATACAACTCATCCCAACACTCTGTTGCTTCCTAGTAATGTACAGATACTGCGGTGGGTTAAATATAGAGACTTTAGGAATACATCAGGTTCACTAATTTACAAGGATTTGTGTTACCTATCTCCTGAGTCTTTCCTAAAGAATATTGTTGAGCAGCCAAGTCCTTCATCCTTTGTTAATGTAACTCTAACTACGACCAGTTCTGTTGTGTATCCGATAGCTAATAATCGGGTCCCGAACTACTTTACTATCTTCGATGAGAACCAAACACTAGTCTTTGACTCGTTTGATGCAACTCACGAAAGCTATCTAACAGGAGCCAATTGTGTTGCGTGGGCTGTACAGTATAAGAGTTGGACTCATACAGATACTTTTGTTCCTCCAATCCCTGCTAGTGAGTTTCCACGATTTCTAGCAGAGGCTAAGTCTGCCTGTTTCATTAACTATAAAGAAATTGCTAACTCCAATGAACAGACTAGAGCTAGACGCCAGAAGGTTCTAACTCAGCGTCGTCCTACTAGTGTGGTTGGAGATAGAAAGGGATATGCCGATAATGTCGATTATTCAAGAAAGCGATAAGTACGTCACTGATGAAATTACAGTCAGTGG